CGGGTTGGAGTCCGCAGCAGTGCCGTAGTACCAGCCGCGGGCCGAATTGTACCCGCGAACCGCACGGTTCGACGTATTCGAGGAATACGTCTCTTGGCACCAAGTATAGACGCCCATCCAGTTCCAAAGCTGATTATGCGCACTGCTGAGATCGGTTGAATTGAGGCCGTTGTCGAGATCGGAGGACACAGGAGCCTGAAGACCCGTGATGACCTCCTCGCGGGTGACAAACCTGTCCCACTCATTGTTGGTGGGCGTGCCGCCCGCATAGGTATCGCTCCCTCGATAGTTGCTGCCGCCCGTCAGGGATCGGCACTTGTACTTTGCGCCGTCAATGGTGACTTCCTTGCCGAAGATCCAGCCCGCGCTGTTAAGGTCGTTCCAAGTGACATTGACAAGGATGACACGGTCGCAGATGAGCAGTGTCTTGTCGCCGTCCTTGATCTTTACCCACTGGAGCTTCTTTGCGTCGTCTGAGGGCGTATTGCCGAAGCTGTAGTTTGAAATGCCTCCGGACATTGAGGGGATATTGCCCCTACCCGCGCCCGAATATGGTTCACTGTCGTTACGCCACGGCTTTGTGGGTCTTGCCAGCGCCGCGCCGTTGTTGTAAAATCCGCCGAGCTTGACGGTTCCGAGATATTGCGCCATAAGGTAGCTCTCCTTCCGTTTTGATGAAGCGGTAGGGAGCGAATATCTTCTTCGCCAGATTGTAGGCGCAAGCCCATCGGGCGAAGCCGAGCCACGAATTGACCGATTGGACGATCGCCGCCTTCGTGATCGTGCCCTCCTGCAGCTTCTCCATCATCCGCTTGATGCGCCGCTTCTCCCGCCGTTTCGACTCGGTACGGAGAAGCAGATGCGTCGCTTTGATTTTGAAGCCGTAGGCGTTCACGCCCTGCCGCACATAGAAAATCTTGGTCTTCTGGTTGGTCTCAAGGTGCAGTCTCTCTTGGAGGAACACCTTGATCTTTGCTAACCACTCCCGGGCGATTTCCTTGTTTGGCGCTATGACGACGACATCGTCCATGTAGCGCGTGTAGAGCGTCGCACCGAGGAAGCGGATGCAGAATTGATCGAGCTCGTTGAGGTAGATGTTGGCAAAGTCCTGAGAACTCACATTTCCCAGCGGAATCCCTCTCTCACCCTCCGGCGAGCTGTCGATCACTTTGCAAAGAAGCCTGTAAAAACGGAGGAAGTCCTCGTATTTCTCGGGGTACTTCTTCTTGAGCTTCTTGAACCGCTTCGCGATGATCTGCTTGAGCACGCTGCGGTCGATGCTGTAGAAAAACTTGCGGACGTCGATCTTGATGACCGTCGCCTCGTCGCCCCACTTCATGCGGGCGACCCTCATGTCATGCTGTACGTTGAAGGCAGCTCGGATGGGGCCTTTTCCGTACATACACGCAAATGAACGGTTGACGAATACCGGGCGGAAGAGCGTCTGCAGCTCCTGATGGATGACGAGCTGCACGACCTTGTCCCGCAGCGGCGGGATGTGAAGACTGCGCTCCTTCGGCTCCACGATGATCCTGTGCCGATACTTTCCCGGCGTGTACTCACTAACGCCCGCCTGTCTCGTTTTCTCAATTTTCTTGAGATCGCGCCACAGGCGCACGTTGTTCACCTCGGAATAGAGGTCGTAGAGCACGGCCTCCCGCGTGAACTTGCGGCTGCCTCGCAAGGCGGTCTTGTAGCCCGCCTCGATCGCTGACCAGCCCACGGCGTCCTCATAGCTGGAGGGTGGAGGGATCGGCGGCACGAGGGCCTTCTTGGTGTTCTTTGTGTTGTAGAGCATAATTGGGAATTTCGTCATTCGTGGCATCCTTTCCTTTTAGAACGGCTTGGCACCCATGACGCGGGTTGCTACCCACATTGTAGACCTCCCTCCGCCTCCCAATACGAGAGGGCGGGCGAAGCTCAGTCACTGTTTTTACGCCGTTTCTCAACATGGCGAAGGATTACCTCTCCCTTGAAGTATAACAAGGACACGCACCTGAAGCCGTGGCCGCAGATGACGTAATAACCTACAAGGCGGGGCGGAAACCGACGTTCGGGTTGGAGTTCGTAGCATTGTTGTTGTTCCAGTTGCGGGCCGAATTGTACCCGCGAACCGCACGGTTCGACGCCAGACAGAGATAACCCTGAGTAGGTGCTGTACTTTTTCTGATGGTCTATTTTCGGTTGTTGATGAAGAACTTTTGCAGTCCTCCAATGATGCGCCCGATCTCCTCGAGCTTTCCTTGCAGTTCCAAGAGTTTCTTCTGCGTGATGTACTTCTGGTTCTTGGCGACACCTAAAAGCACGAGCAGCAGTGTCTTCTCTGCGTCCGCCTCATCCAGCCACATGAGCCGTCTGTTGACGTTCGTGAGGTTGTTGGCCATAACAGCCGCTCGGATGAGCTTGTAGCAGGATTGCTTGATCTCTTGGCACAAGGAGAACTTCTCGGAGGCGGGGAAGTTTTTCAGCAAGGGGTATATATCCCTTTCGAGAAATATCTCAGTTTTCTTTTGTAGGACTGACGGCTCTGCCATGATACACACACCTCTTTTCCCGAACGCGGGCAAGCTCGGCGTGATCACCATAATATTCGAAGCCGTAGTCCGTGAGTTTGATCCTGACAGGCTTGCCGCTGATGATGCTGTGCCCTGTGATGAGGACGTCGGCGTCCCCTGTGAGGGACAGCCCCGCCTCCGTCTGCAGGTTCAGCACGCCATCCGGCAACCCGCCGCACTTCTCGCATACCGGGGCCAGCTCCACGAGCAAGCTCCCGATGATGCAGCTTGCTTCCTTGCGGCTGCAAGCGACCTTATACATAGATTTTTCGCGCCACAGAGTCGTAAATCCCTGACGTGATCGCGACCGAGGTCACGGTGTTGAAGTTGATGAGAAAGACATTGTTGACCATGTTGTTCAGCGTCGCATCCTTCAACACCTTAATCTCTTTCTGCGCGTCGGCAATCTGAGCCTCATGGAGAATGACCGCTTCACGGTTTGTGAAAATGCCTTCGTCCATGTGGTTCATATTCACCTGACTCACAGGCGTTCCTTCCTGAATGACCTCTCCCGTCTCAATGTCTTGGACGTGATCGAGCCACCCGATTTTTTCATAGGCTTTCATTGCTGCTTTCGACCTCCACTTCTAAGATATTATATTTGAAGGCTATATAAAGCCCCTTGCCCGGTGTTTTTGTGAAGACCCGTTCGCCCGCTGACGCGATGATGTCGCCGTCTTTGTCCACGAGCTGCACCTCGGCGACGTCACCGATCACGGTATCGTCGAAGTAAATGTAGACCCTTGCGCTTGCGCCCTGCACGAAGCGGCGGAAGGGCTCCGCTGTCTGTGGCACGCCGTTGAGCGTGTAGTCCGCATGATCGACCGAGTCAACGAACCGCTGCCCGATCTTCTGGATACCGATAGAAGTCAATGTTTTCATTCTGCTGCGCCTCCTTTCGCGTTGGTAGAGCAGCGCGTGGAGGTGGAGCATCTCAGGTAGACCTTTGCACCCTGCGCCGCCTTCGAGTCCGCCTCAATGTCCGAGGCGAAGCCCTGATAAATGGTGTACGCGCCGAAGTGATAGAACTCCTCGGAGGCTGCAAATGTGCCGACTCTCGGGAAGGGATTGCCGCCGCCCGATGCGCCGCCTTGCGCCATGACCGTCGAGGCCACGAGATGTCCTTCACTGACGATATGCGGCCACACGCCGCACACGATCTCTCCGCACCTTGGATAGCGTGAGAAGCCTGTCTGAAGCCGGGATTGAATAATGAGCCCGCCGATGGTCTCCATACCGTAGGCGGGCTTACTGCTGCCCTCCTTGACCTTGCGGACTTGCCCGTCGATGACCGAGAGATTTGTAACGCCGCTGGGCTTGGAACTGTTCAGGAAGATGATGAACTCAGCCCAGCGCTCCGCATCCTGATCGGCGAACAGTTCAATCCGGCTGCGGTCGTAGCCGAGCGCGGTCAGCGCGTAGAGAACGCCGCGCCGCGTGCCGCTCCACTGTGAGATGATCCCCTTCATGGACAGGCGCGTCCGATAGGCTTCGGCGTCCTCGCCCTCCAGTCGCGGCATATCCCGGTCTTGCCCATGCACGGGGAGCATGACCTCTGAGCAGCTTGCTACATTCGCCTCGCTGCGCACGCGGAAGATCGCCGCCTTCAGGTCGTCGAACTCGCGCCCCATGACCTTGAAGAAGATGCGGAGCTGGTTGACCGTCTTCCGGCCCTTCTTCAAGGGAGCGAAGAGCAGATCAAACATATATTCCCCGAAGGTTTCAAACTGCTTCATCCGCTCACTCCCTTTCGACCGTCACAGAGACGTCGCCGAGGGTGATGACCTTGTCCTTACCCAGCTTCACATCCGCCTCCGGCTCGGAGACCGCCGCGTTGGTGGCCCCACTGTAGCCGCTGCGGATCGCGTGGTTGATGTCGGACAGGGTCAGCTCGTTGAGCTTGCGGCTGCGGCGCACGGCCAGCAGTTCGGTGAGGATCGCCTTGACCCGGTTCTCCACCGCCTCGTCCGTGTCCGCCGTGTCGGTCGTGACCGTAACGGAGATATTCTGCGATACGGTCACAGAGGACTTCACGAGAATATTATCATACGGGCCAGCGATCTTGTCAACGGCTTCTCTTACTGCCGCAAGCAGTCCCTCCGTTGCCTCGCCCGCCGTGCCTGTCACGATGACGTCCACCGTGCCCTGCCCGCGCGGGTGGTTGCAGTCGGCCTGTGCGAACAGTACGCCGGGGACGGACTCCGCCGCGTCAATGAAGGTGTCCTCCGTCGCCCGCTGCGCCAGCTCCGACCACGAGCGGAGTGTCCGCGCCCTCGCGCTCTCGTCGTCCTCGGTGTCGCTGCCTTCCCGCACAATCCAGTCCTCGGCGTTGCTGAATGTGACGTCGCCGAGGTAGGTCAGCGTGCGCACGATCTGCCCTGCGGGGACGTTGTAGCGGCTGCCCTCTGTCTCGGCCTCCACCAGCACGTCCACGGAGGACGCGCCCTTTTGCAGCGTCGCCGCCTCCAGTACGAAGAATCGCAGCTCCTCGCCGTTGATGTCGAGGATGCTCTTGAAGACGTGGCCCTTGGGGATTTTGACCGCCTCGCCCGTCATGTCGGTGCGGCTGACGGTGACGAAGCCCTGCGTCTTCTGCGCCTTCTTGCGCTTTTTGGAGTAGTCCGCCATCTTCAGGTCGAGCCACGCGCCGCCCGCGTGGGAGACGAACATATTGTTCAGCACGACGCGGAGCAATTCAATGACCTCGACCTTGATGCGCAGCACGATCATGAGCATCGTGTAGAACACGCCGCCCGAATGGAAGTTGCTGATGACGAAGCCCTCGTCTTTCAGTTCCTCGACCTTCTGCTCCTTCAGCTCGTCCAGCGTAGGCAGAGGGAGCACGGCGTCCAGTATTTCCTTGTCGATCATTCTGATACCACCTCCACGCTCACCGCGCCGATGATGACGTCCAGCTCGCGCCGCGCGTCCTCCTCCGCGAAGCGGAAGGAGCAGTGCAGCACGACCGCGTCATCCTCGAACGCAATGCTGATCTCAATGCTTTCCGGGAGGATGACCTCCCGCTTCTGCAGCTTGAGCCGTACCCGCTGGGTGATCTCCAGACGGGTCAGCTCCGTGTCCTCGGACTGGATGAAGTCGTACAGGCCCCAGCCGAACTCGGCGTCGTAGAAGACGTCTCCCGGCTGCGTGAGCGCCTCGAGGACGATGTTCTGATACAGGCACTCCAGCCCCGAGCAGAGCGGCGCGTCGCCGTCTGTGGCCTGTGTGAGCTGCCACTCGCTGTTGAGCCGGATGTCCGTATCGTTCAGGCCCGTCATAGCTCCACCTCCCCGATGATCGCCGGGGTGAGGTCGCCGTAGGGAAGCGCGACGGCCACGACCGCCCCGGCCTTGAACTGTTTCTTAGACTTGATTCCCGGAAGCGCGGGATAGTTGGCGTCAGGGTTGCCGAAGCGGTCGATGACGGTGAGTTTGTACTCGTACCAGTAGGAGGTGATGTGCGCCTTGAACACCTCGCCCGTCACTTCGTTGTGGACGATCAGTTCCTCAATGTCAAAGGCGTCGCTCTTTGCCGCCGAGTCGATGGTGGCGAATACGGCGGCGGGGAGCTTCAGATGCGGGAAGTCCTGCGCCAGCGTCTTCTTCATAACGGACGCGACCATTTCTTCGAGCACGTCGGTTTCCTCCTTTCGGGGTCAGAAATAGATGTAGGTGCGGATGAAGCCGGAGTCGTTGGTCTTGCTGACCACCTTGGAGACCTCGACCTCACCGCTCACCTGCGGATGGATGAGGTTTATTTTGTGGGAGTGCTTGATGAATGGCGTGGAGACCGTCTCCAGTTCCCACACGCCGCCCGCGCGGCGCAGGTTTAGGATGTTCACGCCGCGCTCGAAGGTGTAGACCTTCTTCTGTTCCGGCTTCTCGTCCCAATAGAAGACGCCGCCCGAGAAGAAGAACGGAACACGAAGCCCCCACGCCGCGTTGACGGTGTTGATCGCTTGGACGGCGGTCTGCCTCCGAATGGGGAGCATTTTGCGCGTCGGGTAGGTCTTGCTGGAGAGCTTCATCTTGGACAGGCCCGCCTGTGCAAGGAAGTACGAGATCAGCTCCTGCGGCGTGGTGTCGAGGAAGGTGTCGTTGATGATCGTCTCCTCCATGAGCAGCATCTCATCCTTCAGCGCGACCTCGTTGGCATACGTCCCGCCGTCGTAGTTGCCGGAGACGAAGCCCGTGAACACGTCCTCCAGCGTGCCGTCATAGCCGAGCTGGATGGTGGCGGGGTCTTTCTTCTTGAGCGAGAGCTTCGGGCGGAACTGGCTCGTGAAGCGGATCTTCGCCCAATCATAATACGAGGACTTCGAGGAATAGATCTCAAGCTCCACGCCTTCCTCGAAGGTGTAGGAACCGGCCTGTGCCGAGATCTGCGGGTAGTACAGTTCTTTTGTTTCCACTGTGGCCTCCTTAGTACGGCATGGCGGCCACTTTGTTCATCGCCGCCGTGGCGTCTGCGTCATCCCGTGCGGGGGACTTGCCCCGTTCGTTGCTCAGGTAGCTCTTGTAGTCCGCCTTCAGATTGCTCGCCGCGCCACCGCCGGACTTGCCGGAGCCGGAACTGGAGCCGGACTTTGCCGTGATGGTCTGCGGGATGTACTCCCACAGCTCCAGCGTAGCCGTAAGCTGTCCGCGCTTGTTTTCGCCCTTGTGGGACAGCTTTTTGAAGATGACCTTCTCCACGCCGTGGGCGGCGGTGTCCTCGCTGATGATGGGGATGGGCTGCGGCACGCTCTGCCCGGGCGATCGGAAGATCGCCCGGAGCGTTGCGTATCGCTGGTACTTGGTCTGCGAGGGCGTGTCGTCGATGATCAGCTCGATGTTGACCTTGGCGTCCTCGTAGCCCGTTGCCTGTTTCGGCTTAGTGGCGCTGCCCTCGACCTCCTGCTCGTCCACCTTCGCGGTCTCAATGACCTCGATGCTTTTGACGAGACCGGGGAGGACGACGCCGTTGAGCTTGATCAGCTCGTCTTCTACATAGATCATAGCGTCCTCCTTCCTTATGCCGGGGCCGGGGCGGCGTCCTCGTCGTCGCCGGGTTCGCCGTCCTCGTTGGCCGCTGCGTAGTCCTCGACCTCCTGCAAAAGAGCGAGGAGCTGCTGCAGGTCTTTGATCTTCTTGAGGTCGACCGGGACGAGCAGCTTGTGGATGATGACCTGCTTGCCCTTACCGGAGCCGCCCTCATCGCTGCTCTCGTCCTTGTCCTTCTTCCCGCCGCCGAGGTCGACCTTCTTCTCCGGCTTGCGGTCAAGAGCGCCCTGCACCTGCTGGAGGCTCTTGTTCATCGCCTCTGCCGGGGCGTCGCCCGCAAGCGTCAGGCCGTGAGCGTAGGTAGTCATGGTGCGTTGGCCGGACAGGGTCAGCGTGGACAGCGGCCCCTCCTTCGCGTCAGAGAACGGGAGGAGGTTGCGGATCTTCTGCAAGCCGCCCTTTACGGCCTCGACCGCGCTGCTGAAGGCGGACTTGATGCCGTTTGCAAAGGTGGACACGATCCGTTTGCCGGACTCGAAGAACCACGTGACCGCGCCGGAGACGGCGTTCTTGATGTTGTTCAGGCCATTGGAGAAGGCGGTGCGTGCGTCGGTGAACTTCTGTGAGATGCCTTGGACGATGTTGCTCATGGCTGTCGAGAACTTCCCACGGATCTCCGAGAGCTTGCCGCCCGTGAGGTTGTCGATGAAGGTGTAGCCCGCTGTGTACCAGCCCTTGACCGCCTCCATCGCCGCCGCTGCGACGCCGGAAATGCCGCCGCCATGTTCCTCGTAGGCCGTCTTGATGTTGGACAGCTTCTCGGACACGGTCGCCTTTGCCGCGTCCATGACGGAGCCAATCACGTTCCCGATGCCTTCAAACACCGACTTCGCGACCGAGCCCACCGCCGTCAGCTTTTCCTTGAAGAAGTTGATGACGGAGTTGACCGCATTGCGGAACCACTCACACTTGTTGTAGAGTAGCACCAGCGCCGCAATGAGGGCCACAATGCCAATGACGACCCATGTGACGGGGTTGGCCAGCAGCGCCGCCGTGAAGCTCCACACCGAGGATATGAGCGGTGTGAGCGCCCCTCGCGCCAGTGCGAAGCCGCCCTTGAGTATCTTGAACGCACTGACCGTTTTTGTCACGACGAGGCCGACGCCGGAGATCAGGGCGATCAGCGTGCCGCCTACAGCGAGGAAACCGCCCACCGCAAGAACGATGAGCATGATGACCTTGACGAGCTCTTGGTTCTTCTCGATCCACGAGCCGACCTTCGTCAGCACGCCCTCACCCTTGCTCATCAGGTCGTTGACCGTGGGGAGCAGGGAGTTGCCGATGCTCTCAGTGACGTTGTGGATGCGCTGCTTGAGTCGCTCGAAGCGTTCCGGCTCCGTCTCCTGAATGGCGGAGGCCATCTGCTCCGCGACCGACACGCCCTTTCCGAGCGAGCCGTACATATTGACGATGTTGTCCTGCAGGTCGCCGACCTTGTTATACATCAGGTCGATGAGCGCTACGGCCTCGGTGTCGCCGAAGGCTTTCTGCAGCTCCATCTTTTCGGCGGCGTCCATTGTCTCGCCGAACTTGCCCCGCAGGATGTCGAGGATCTCCGGCATACTCAGGAGCTGGTTGTTGGCGTCTGTGAACTTGAGCCCCAGCGCCTCGCCGCCCTTGGTGGCGCTGCGGAGGAAGGCTTTGTATTTCGTGCCCGCTTCCGCGCCGCCCATCGTTGCTTGCAGCATACCCAAGACGGAGAGCTGCTCTTCCAGCGGCACCTGCGCCGTGGTCGCCGATGCGCCGAGGTTCTGGATTGCCTGTGCCATGCCGGAGCCGGAGGTCTTGAACGCTCGGACGGCGTCGGAGATGCCAGCCGAGAACATCTCGCCGAACTCCATGTCGCTCAGGTCGCTGTAGTAGTCTTTATAAATGCCGTAGCCTGTGGCAAACAGCGAGGTCATCTCGCCCGCCGTGGACTTCGTCGCCTTTGCGGTCAGGGCCGCGAGGCTTGTGAACTCTGCGACGCCCTCATCAGAGAGGGAGGCGATGCCGCTCTTGATGTCGTAGGCCGCGCTGATGAAGTCCGCCTTCGACGTGCCCGCCCACTGATCGGAGAAGCTTCGTGCGGCGTTTTCGACCGCTTCAAGGTCTTGCACGCCCAGCGAGGCCAGCTCACCCAGCGCACGCCGCGTTTCAAAGGTCGCCTCTACCGGGGCGAGCACAGCGTTTACGATCTGTGAGCCCGCCTCCTGCATCGCCGCACCCGCCTTTGCCATGCTGCCGAAGGTCTGGCTTGCGGCGTCCAGCTTGGAGACGTTTGCGCCGACCTTGGACGCCACGCCCGCCATCGGCCCGGAGAGGTTGTCGATCATGTTCATAATGAGCGACAGCTTAAATACGGACTCTAAACTCATTTTCTGCTTTCACCTCCAGTTTGAGATAGAGGCGGAAAAACGATCGGCGACGGGAGGCCGTCACTCGGGGAACGCTCGCACGATCGCCCGGGTGACGATGCCCTCCTCAAGCTCCTGCATGAAGCGGGCCTTTGCGACCCATCCGAGGAACTCGTCGACGTCGTCAATCGTTTCGGGGTCAAAGGTCTCTAAGAGAGGCGGAGGCACAAAACGATAGATCTCAAGGAGCCCGCGCTCCACGAAGCTCTCCCGTACCTCCGCGACCCGTTCTCTTAGAGCTTCTTCAAATTTGCCGTACCCGTCAGGCCGAGGATCTCCGTCAGCTTATTGCCGATGGAGATCGCGATGCCGGGGTTCTCCTCCATGTCCTTCGTCAGACGCTCGGCGTCCTCGTCGATGACCGCGTCCAGCATGAACGCCTTGCTTGCCTTGGTGATGCCCTGCGCAGCGGTCTTGATGTAGCGGTCATAGCTGGGGACGGTGGGGCGCTTAAAGTAGTAGGAGAACTCTTTCTCGCTCTCATCGTCCACAGGGACGGTGATGCCGACGCGGTAGAGCTTGCCGCCGTACTTGGCCTTGAGCTGTTCCTCGCTGCTGCGGGCGGGGGTCTGGTTGTTGATGCTTTCCATAGTGTGACTTCCTCCTTGTTATTCTCAAAAATGTTGTCCTTAGACGGGTGCGACGCCGTCCTGATACACGCCGCCGACGATCATCATGTCGACGTCGACGGTGAGGCTCTTGTCGCCCTGCGCTGCCTTGTTGCTGCGCTTGGAGAACTTGACCTTCTTCAGCTCGTCGATCTTCGTGCGTGCGCCCTCGTTGGCGTAGGAGACGATGATGGAGGGCAACTCCATCTTGTAGAAGGGAACTCCCTTCTGCTTGCAGTAGGCCAGCAGATCGTCGTAGTCGTCGCGGAGCATGGAGAGCTTGCCGGACGCCTTATAGTTGCCTGTGCCGTAGCCGCGCGGCTTGGAGCCGGAGCCGTAGACTTCCTCTATCTCCAGCTCGTCGTCATAGCTGATCTCCTGCACCTGAATGTTCAGGCCGGGGATTTTCAGATCCACGTCGCCCCAATCATAGGCTTTTCCGTTTACCTTCAGCATTGCCTGTCCTCCTCCCTTAGTTGCTGCTCAGAGCCGAGCGCCCGATGTCGATAACGACCTCGCGGATGTAGCCTCTGGAGAGGTAGCGGATGATGACGCTCATGGTCTCATCTTCGAGGAAGGTATCGTAGCAGCTCTCGTCCACGGTGGTCTCATAGGAGCTGATCTCCTTGTCCTCCACCATGCGGTCAAGCGGCACGCTGATGAACTTCGCCCGCGCGTCCAGCTCGCCTTGAATGTCCTCAAGGTCGATGTCGTCGTTCTTGAACTGCAGCGCCTTCTTGCGTGTCTCGCGGATGATCTTGTTCTTCACACGCACATCCTCGGCATAGCGGAAGTCGCTGCCGTCCTTGCACATCATCTTCGTGTGATAGACAAAGATGTCGTCAAGGCCGTCATACTCGCGGAAGGTCATGTAGCCCGCGACGTCCAGCAGTTCAATGACGGTGCTGTCGTAGCCGATGGGAACCAGCTCCAGCAGCTTCGTCTTGGGGAAGCCCAGCGCGTCCTCGTCCTTGGTCTTGCCGATGGACACGCTCACCTTCGTCATGGCGTAGCGCCCGGAGGCGAGGCCCGCGAGGTTGACAATCTGCGTGGTGCCGTCCAGCCGCACAAGGCGACCCCATGCGGCGCAGACCTGAATGTCGGAGTTCTTGATCCGCTTACGGTCTGCCTCCATCTTCAGCGCCCAATCGCTCAGGTCACCATCCGCCTCGTCGGCGGGATAGGCGGCCTCCATGAGGAAGAAGCAGGGCTTGTGGCAGACCGTCATCAGCTCCTTCTGTGCTTCACTGACCGCCTCCCACAGCTCCACCGTGCTCTCGCCGACTATGTGGACGAACTCGAACTCCTCGCTGAAGCTCTTGATCTTCTCAATCGCGCCCAGCACATCGCCGTTCGTCATGCTCGGTGCAGTGGTCTTGAGGGTGTAGGTGTCGCGCACGAGGAAGGAGCTGGGCTTCTGATCCGGCGAGCTCGCCTCGGTGAACTTGATCGTCAGGCCCGTGCCCTCGATCTCGTAGCTGCCAGTGACGGGGACGGTGATCTCATCCGAGAAGTTGTCGCCGTCGATGGAGTAGACGAAGGCTGCGGTGTTGAGCCCGCCCTGCGCGGTGAAGCGCACGGTGAGCGCGTAGGCGTTGTTGGGCGAGCCCTGCACGGTCACGCTGCCGCCGCCGTCGCCCGTCTTCGTGACCTCGCCGATCGTGCCAGCGGTGCTCGCGGCGACGGGGATGCAGAACACGCGGGCCGCGCCGCCCTGCACCGCGTCCATGACCGCATCGGCCAGCGGGGACAGGCCCAGCTTGGACTTGATGGTGCTTGCGCCCATGCTGCCGAGGATGGTGATGGGCTTTTCGGTGACAGAGGGGGAGACGCCGATCTTGATGTGCAGACCGTCGCCCGTTGCCGTGGCGAAGCCGAGCAGTCCGTCCGTGACGTTGCTGCGTACATCTCTAAGCATTACTTCCTCGCCTCCTTGCTCTTACGCCCGTTCATCGGGCTGTTGTTGAACTTGGCGACGGCGGCGAGGAACTCGTCCTCCGTCATCGCCTTACCGGGCCGCCAGCCATTCGCGGCGCATACGCCCGCGTAGGTGGCACGCCCAACCTTGTGCTGCTCACGGAGCTTGTCGATCGGCACAAGCTCCGGCGCGGCAGCGCCTTCCGGCTTCTGTGTTTTAGTCGCCATCTGTAGGCTCCTTTCATGTGATCTTCTCCACGGACGTCACTCTGACATCGGTCAGAGGTGCAAAGCCCGTGTCGCGGTAAACGCCGCCGTTGAAGGTGATCATCACCTGCACGGCGACCTGTGCTTTCAGGAGTGAGTCGTCCTTGTCGACCCAATCCGCTCCCTCAATCTCAATGGGGACGAAGTTGCCGTCGATGTAGATGCCACGGTCAAGACTCGCCACAAAGCGGTCAAATATCTCCTCGACTTCATTATCGGTGTAGCCGCCGATGATCACGCCGAACGTGGTCGTCCGTTCCATGATCTTCCGCCTTTTGTGCAGCGTTCCCTCTTCGTCTCTGTATCTCTTTTTGGAACCGTTTCGGGTGAAAGTCTCACGTTCGAACAAGACCGCGCCGATGTGGGACTCCTGGCTCTTCTCCAGAGCCTTCTCTGTGGTAAACGGCTTGGACTTGATGCCCGCCGCTTTCAGCTTGTCGATGAGATATTGCTTGCTTTCCGTGTAGAGCAAGAGATCAATCCTCCTTCTGGATGAACTCCTCGACCGTCGCCTTCATCTCCTGCATATCGTCCTCTGAGAGACCGAGGAAGGGACGGGCCGGGATGGTGATGCGGACTTGCTTCTTCGTGACCCACTTGCCGCCCACCTGAAAACGGAGGGCTTTCTTCTTCCGCGCCCGGATGGTGCGGCCCGGTTCTCCGAACTGATGCGTCGCCGCATACTTGACGTTCGTGCCGACCGCGAAGCCGGAGGTGTCCGACTTGGCGTGGATGGAGTTGCGGAGCTGTGCGGACTGGATGAGCGTCTTGCCGCCCTCCTGTGCGGCGCGGATGGAGGTCTTCCATCTGCGCCCGTCCGGGCCTTTGCTCTGCTTGAACCGTTCCAGCGTCGACTCGCGCGCGCCCTCAGCCAGTGCCGCATTGATGCCCTGCTTGTCGATTTCCGAGAAGCTCCTGATCCTGCGGAGCATCGCCCGCGTGTCGCCGTCGAGCCGGATGCTGTACATGGCCATGCTTCACATCCCCCTCATCTTCTCACGGGTAAACAGGCGGCTGTTGGACTTGACCTTGAAGCCGCCCGCCGCTGCGCTCGCCGGGTCTTCCGTCTCCGTGCCGATGGACACCGTGCCCTCCGCGACCAGCGTGAGGAACTTGATCGCCGCGTTGTAGCGGTTCAGGTAGGTCTTCTGATCCGTCCCCTCGTCGATGCCGATGCGGGAGAACAGATTGTAGACCGCGATGTCCTTGGAGAACTTGTTGATGACCCTCGGGGCCGGGGCCAGAGGGACGGCGTACCTCTTGGCGAGGTAGCCGTCGATCTCTGCGTCCGCGTCGGCGATTGCCGCATCGATGATCGGGGAGACCAGCTCTTCACGCTCGGCGGGATCTTCAATGAAGGTGTCGCCGATGATCGCGTTGAGTGCGTCATCCTTGACCATGTCCCGCACTTCAGCGCGTGTGCTGTAGCTCATGCCGCGCCCTCCTTTCTGCCCCGGGCGGTTTAGGTGGTGGTGCCGTCAGAGCCGTAGGCCATCTGCCAGAAGCCGAAGCCCGCGTTGCCGCGAGAGTCTGCGCCGTAGATGAACTTCTTGCTCATGAAGACGTTGTCGTCGGTCTCGTTGGTCTTGGAGACGAACTTCGCCTTCTTGCGCTGCTGGTAGATCAGCGGCTTGACGGGACGCTTGGTGCAGAGCAGGAACCAAGCGGAGTCGCTTGCGAGGCGAGGCTCCACATGGATCTCCGCCGTGCCCTGCATGGTGTTCTTCGTGCCGTTGATGAAGTCGGCGACGAGGATGTCGCGGGCGTCCGCTTCCAGTGCGGGCGGCACGACCAGCAGGTCGGGAACCAGCGCCAGAGGGCGGCCCTTGCTGTTCTTCAGGCTCATCATGGATGTACGCGCCGTCTTGTACGCGCCCATGCTCAGCTTCGCGGTGCCCTTGTTGCTTGCCTTTTCCTTGCCGACAGGGTGGTCGGTAGCGAAGAACGCCTTGCCGTCGTAGCACTTCTCGGTGAAGCCGTTGGCCAGCAGACCGTAGACCAGCTCGTCGGGATGCAGCGCGGCGGACTCGCCGAGCATCTGAATGGAAGGATTGTAGAGGCCGATCTTGTCGTCCTCGACCGCGTTGCGGTCTACGCCGACAGTCAGCTCGAAGTCCTTGTTCTTGATGGTGTAGGCGGAGCCGGAGAGGTTCTGGATCTCGCGCTCACCGATCCACTCCCTCATGCCGGGGATGTCACCGAGCCATGCGTAGGTCTCGGATTCGCTGGTGCTGGGCACGACGGTCGCGACCTTTTCATAGGTGGGATGCTGCCCTTCAAACGCCTTGTTAAAGACCGTGTTGAAGGCGGTATAGATGCCTCTAAGGGCCTGCGGGGTGATGATCATAATGGATGTACCTCCTTACTCGATTAGCCGCCCACACTTGCGGCGGCAGCAGCGGGAATGTAGCCTCCGCACTCGACGGCGACGCCCTCGTCATCCACGCGGATGACGGTGCCAGCCACGGACGCGCCCGTGGCGAGCGCCGTGACGGTGTGGTCGTCTTCCATGTAGCAGGGCTTGAGAACATGGGCGGCGGTGATCTTATTCGCAGCGGTAGCGGTGTTGTCAAAGACGAATACGCCGCGAGCGACGCGGATGACCAACTCGCCGTCTGCGCCCGTATTTGTCACCGTCTCCTCGGCGCGGCCCACAGCGGTCAGGCTCTCGGCCTTCTTGCCGGGGATTGCGTAGCCGCTCGCGTCCAGAGCGACGAGTGCGCCCTGATAAATGGTGGTACCGCCCTTCACAGGCACCGCGATGACCTTTGCGCCGTTGGCGATCTCAGGGGTATCTCTCACATCAGTCAGTTTTGCCATGATCTTAGTCCTCCTTCATACCGTACTTCTTGACGTCGTCGGGCGAGATTCCGAGCTGCTTGCAGACCAGCAGCGTGTCGGCGTCCAGCGCGTCGCTCTTGAGGGCCTTGACGTCGTCCAGCTCAATCTTGTCCATCGGCACGATTTGCGGGGCCTTCTCCACAAAGGAGCCGAAGCCCTTCGGGTCACTCAGGGCGTAGCTCTTAGCCCATTCTTTCTGCGCCGGGGTGATCTTACCCGCCTTCAGGGCGAGGACGACAGCGTCGTTGGCCTCGCGCTCCGCATTCTGCTGCTTGAGTGCCTTCAGCTCCTCGGCGAGGTTGACGCCGTCGACCGTGCCGCTCTTGAGCTCCATGATCTTTGCGGTCACGTCCTCGGCGGCAGCGCCCGCCTTCAGACCCAGCAGCTCGCAGACAGCCTTGTTCGCCACGACGTTCTCGGGCGGCTGCTTCTCCGCTTCCTTGAGGCTGCGGTTCTCGGCGAGGCAAACCTTGAGTGCCTCCACGACCTGCTCCTCCGTGGCGTCCTCGCTCAAACCGAGCAGTTCCGCCAGCTTCTTGATGTCCATAGAATGTTGTCCTCCTTCAAAATTGTCTGAATTGACGATGGGGTTCATCCCCTCGATCGCCGGAGTGTTGGTAAGTGCCAGCGAGTGGAGCCCGACCGCCTTGTTGTCCGCCTTGCGGACATTCACGACCGGGGAGAGGTAGCGGTACTCCTTGTTCTCAAGGTACCGCGCCCCTCGGGGCGTCCACTCGACGACGGCCTTGATTTGCCCGTCCTCCAGCTTCAGCTCCTTCACCCATCCGGCTGCGGGTGCCTCGCACCCTTTGAGCGTCTGATGCTCGTAGTCAACGACGAGATCCACGCCGCGCTTGGCGATCTGCGCCTTCATCGCCTTGTAGCTCTCATCGTCTACATCAAACTCACCCTTCGAGCTGACAACGTGGCCGATGGGGAGGACGAAGATCGTCTCCGGCGCTCCCACGAGCTCCACATTGCCGCCTTTCAGGGTCAAAAAACCATCCATTTGCATCTGTCCTCCTTTGGTGTCGCCGCGAACCGCCCGGAAACGGCGTTAGAACGCGTGTGCACGCCCCTTATTTGCCGCACCCGTCAAATTACCCTGCCGAGAGCAAAACGCGCACAGCGGGGCTCTGTGGCCTTATGGCGGAGTGTTCCCCTTTTCGCGCTCTTGGTACGCCTTTTTGAGTGTCTCGGGGTAGCCTGTGAGGTCTGGCTGATAGCGTACCTTGGCGGGGTTGGTATCGAACTGCGGGTCGGGCAGGATGTTGACGAAGCGCCCATCCTCCAGCCGCGCTGCCCTCGGTGCTTCGGTCTCCACCGTCAGCCCCCGCTGCTCCATCTGGCGCTTGGAGAGCGTCTTGACCGTGCAGCGGCACTTGAAGCCGTTGGGCGGGAACCATGTGTCCCAAATGGGATCGTCCGCCATGAACACGCGCCCATCCATCGCAAGGTGGCTCGGGCGGGTCTTTGAGTCGTTGACAGCGTCATACTGCCAGTAGGGCCGCAGCGCCTTGACGCCCGGTTCGGTCATCCGCTTGTAGTGGCCCACATTGTAGGCCGTCTGGATGTTGGTGCGGAAGATGTTCTCGGCTTGGTAGGGCGTGATGCCCTCGTAGCCCTCTGCTTCGAGGAAGTCGTTCATATTCTCGCGAAACTCCGCAAGGCTGTTACCCTCTTCCAGTGCGGCCAGCAGCTCGTCGTAGAACTTCTTGAGCACCTGCGCCTTCGTGTAGCCGCTGACCGTAAAGGCGAGGGCGCGGTACTCGGCGGCGATCTGATAGAACCGCGAGGCGGTTACAGGGACGCGCTCTTTGAAGTACGCGACCGCCTCTTCAAAGGTCATGTCCTTGCGGCTGAAAAGCGCGGTGAACTCATCCATCCTCAACCACCCGCCCCTCAAGATCGGCGTAGAGCATAACCTTCTGCAGCAGCTCCTCGACCTCGGAGACATCCATCGCGGCGTAGAGTTCGGCGACGGCTGTGTCATCCTCCATCAGCTCGCGGAGCTGTTCGAGACTGTCTGCGTTCTCAATCATTTTGAGAACCGGCTCGAACGCGCGCTTGAAGCTGCCCACGCCCTTGTGGAGTGCGGCGGCGGCGAGCCTGTCAATGTGCTGCTGCGTGCCGATCGGCGCGTCAGCTCCCGCCTTGAGGGAGAGTAGCGCATCGCTTTTGAACGGCAGCACGCCGCCCATGCCGCCTCCGTAGGTGGGCTTTGCAATCTCATCACCCTCCTCCGGCTCGGGGATGGAGAACTTCTTATAGACGAAGCTCGTGGGTATCCGAAGCCCGACCTTTTCGATGAGCGTGCCGAGGATTGTCGCCGTCTGTGTCAAGTCCTCGGATTCTTCGCAGTCGAAGCGGATGTAGGGGATGCGCTTGTCCTCTCCGAAGTTGAAGATGCACAGCGGGCGGATGAGGTCGCGCCGGAGGGTGGACGCCAGCGCCTTGCAGTCGGCGACGGTGAGATCGTGCCGGACATCGTTGTGCGTCTTGCTCTGTGCGTAACTGCCGCCGCCCGAGTCGGAAGTCAGCGTCTGGCCGAGGATTGCCTTGGAGATCTGTTCATCGCAGTAACGAGCCAGCCGTTCATAGAGGTCGGATCTGGAGGTCTTCTCCGTGGTAATGAAGTCGATGCTCGTGCCATCCGGGATGATGCCCGCCGCGTCGGAGCCAATCTGGATGAGGGCTCGCATGAGCGCCGCCTTGTCGCTGTCGCTCGCTCCCGGCGCGTACTTGCCCAGCCGGAGCGGCAGACCGTAGATTTCAGCGAAGCTGACCCAGTCCTTCAAGTCGTAGTTCTTGAAGAGGTACATCCACGCCACAACTCGGAGGATGCCAGCCCGAGAGGTGTGACCGCTGCGAGCCTTGTACCTGTGAACGATGAACTTGTTCGCCGGGAGCAGGATGCCCTCCGGTACATCCTTCGTTCGCACCTTGAACGAATCGTCCAGCGTGTCCCAAAAGAAGCGTTTCTGATGTCGCGTCTTGATGTCCTGCACCACGACGTGCCCTTCGTCATAGCCCCACAGGATCTCGGATACGGCGAAGCCCTTGCCGATTGCGTCGAGCAGGTCATTCTCCACATCCTCGAAGCTCTCGATGCCGTTGAGCTGCTCTTCGATGAAGTCGGCGATCTCCTTGTCCAGCGGTTCGTCGCCGAAGGGGATCACCTCGAAGTCAAGGCCCGTGACGGCGTTCTTGCGCGTCTGGAGCTGACTGAATAGGTGAGGGTCTTTCTCCTCCATTTCCTCAAAGAGCTCCATCTGCCGAAGAACATCGCCCGCGTCGGCCTCTCGGAGGATCTCAGCCAGCTTGACAGGCGTCAGGCCATTGCTGGGATACTCGCTGTACTTGTCGGAGACCTGCGCCACGGCGACCTCCCGCATATCCGGGCGTCTAAGCCGGGTGATGAGCTGCTTGAGTCGGCTCATTCCCGCACCTCCTCGATGCGCCGCTGGGCCGTGACGAAGTAATCGTCATCCAGCTCGATGCCAATGAAACGACGCCCCGTCTTCTTCGCCGCGACCAGCGTGGAGCCGCTTCCGGCGAACGGGTCGAGGATGAGGTCGCCCGGTTTCGTGACCGAGGAGATGAGATTAGCCAGCAGACCAACAGGCTTCTCGGTGGGGTGCACCATCTTGGAGCTGTTGATCTTCGGGAAGGTGACGAGGTCTTTTGGGCGGCTGCCGGGGAAACTGTATTTGCCCTTAATTGCGAAGACGATGTTCTCATGCGACGGGGCAAACGCCGCCTTGGTGTCGCCCATGCCGTGGTAGACCTTATCCCAAATGACCTCGCTCTTGACGTTGAAGCCCGCGATCTTCATCGCGTCGATGAAGGTCTGCTCCACGTCCCAACGGGTAAAGCAGATCAGGCCGCCGTGCCCAGCCTCGCCGGACTTGAGCACGCGGAAGGCGTCGTAGAGGAACCAGATGAAGGGGCTCTTGTCGTTCTTGATGGACGCCCCCGTCTGAGAGACATAGTTGATGCCGTAGGGCGGGTCTGTGATGATTGCGTCGACACTCTCCGGCTCCATCTGACGGAGCACGGTGAGGCTGTCGCCGTGGATGATTGTGTTCTCTTGGATAATCATGCGCCTCACCTCCTTAGTAGGCTCCGCGCCGGAAGTCGAGGGCGCGGGCGATGACGCTTCTGTAGTCGACCCTGCGCCCGATTTTGACGTCAAGCGCCAGCTTGACCGCCATCTGGAGGCCGTCCGGCGCGTCGTCGTTCTTGCCCATCGGGTACTCGGTCATCTGCTTTAGCAGTGTCTTGTGTTTCTTGCTGAATTTGATGTAGCCATTCTTCACGAACGGCTGCAGGGACTGGATGCGTGCATCCTTGTTCTGCGTGCTGTTGATCTCCTCGATAGGGAGATACTCGCCGACCGCTGCCGCACGCTGCCGCATGATCTCGGCGAAGTAATACTGGAACTGCACCGTCTCCACGCCGAACTTGTAGTAGGGCCGCTTGTACTCCCGCTGGAGGCGTCGGCTCGCGTCGAGGGCGTCCTCAATGATCTGATCCGGCTTGCGCTTGGCAATGTCCGCGATCACGACATAGAGGTAGCCCGTCTGCGTGTCCTTCGCCAGTGCGATGATGGAGCTGGTGTCCGACTTCTTGTTCTTGCCCAGCGACGGGTCGTTCGCGCCGACGAAGAGAAACTTCGGGTCGGAGAAGTCTGGCTGCGCCTTGCCCTCGTCGTCCCAAAAGTCAAACCACTCTTCTTGGAAGGTGCAGTTCTCCGGGTCGATGGGGTCATTCTGGATCTCGCTGTTGAAGGACGCCTCACCCTCGGAGATGCGGATGACCATGAGGTCGTAGTAGGAGAGCTTCTCCTCCCATAAGACCGCCGTGCCCTCCAGCATCGCCTCGCGGTTCGCTTGGAAGAACTCCAGTGCATCCTCCTGTCGGTTGTCGTTGGAGAGATCGGTGAAGATGGATTCCCATGCGTCCCACAGCTCGCCGTTGGTGGCGAAGCTGATGACGCCCTGATAGCGCACCGACTTATAGCTCGGGTTCTTCGCTACGTTGGCCAGCAGCGCATCGAAGTGGAGCAGCGTGCCGATGTAAACGATGTCGGTGTAGGTGTCGCCCGCCTTGGAGACCGCTTTATAGAACCAGTCGCGGAGCTTCTTGCGTTGCTCCGGCGTGTTGACGTTCTCGTCGTTCTCCAGATCGTCGCAGACGATAAGGTCGGGACGCCACTGCTTGTGACGTCGGCCACGGATCTTCTTGCCCGAGCCGATTGCTTCAATCTTGACGCCGTTGGCCAGCAGGATGACAGAGGACTTCCAGACCTTGCCTTCCAGCTCGCCGAAGTCTTCTTTCAGGGCAGCGTTCTCCTCCAGCTCCGTCTTGATGTCGACGAGGAAGCCCTCGGCCTGTTCCGAGCTGTCAGAGAGGATGATGATGTAGTGCTTGTAGCCGTAGACGGCGGCGTGCAGGTCGTCCTTGAAAGTGAAGGTCGTGCTCTTGGCGTGGCCACGAGGCGCTTCGATCGCACGGCGGCACCCATCCGCGCGGCTGATCCGCTTGGCGTCCACCTCCGGGTTCATCCCCTTCAGCACGCCCTCCCGCCATATCCTGTCCAGCTCGCCGTGGAACTTGGGCGACGGGCGGACGAAGTAGTGCGCGAGATAGGCCCGCCCGAAGTATTCAAGATCGAAGGCTCCGAGCTTCCGGCGCAGTCCCTTCGGCCCGGTCAGTTCCTTTCCGGCCCTGAAGTCCTCAAGGAGCTGCGCCCGCTGCTCGGGAAAGTTGCCGTCCTTTGTGACGTACTGCTCGAACAGCTCCCGCTGATACGCACGGTTTGCGACCGTTTCCCGGTCTTCCGGCTCTGTGAGCTTTTCGAGGTAGTCGTTCAGGTCAATCTTCGCCATCTGCCAGCACCTTCTCTCTTGCACGCTCCAGCACGTCGTGAAGCTCGCCAGCAAGCTCAGGGTGCTGCTTGATTGCCGCCATGAGCTCCGTCTCCATCTGCTCGAAGGCAAGCTCAGCTTTTTTCTTCATGTCCTGCCGGACGCGCTTTTCGTAGGTGGCGTTCCGGGCGAGGCTTGCGATGAGTCGCCCCGCCTTATCCAGCGGCATTTCCTGAAAGTCGTCCTCAGCGGTGCTGACTCGCTGCATGAGCCCGTCCATGAGCACCATCGACGCCGCCTTCGTGTAGTCGAGGTCGGGGTGGGCCTCCACCGCTTGAGCGATCGCCTGAGTGCGCTGGATGGTCTGCGCTACGCGCTGCGCCGCCTGTGTGGTGCGGATCGCATAGCGCCCGATCGCTGACTTACTGATCTCGTAGCCTTCAGCCTTGAGCCATGCCGCCAGTTCTTCATAGGTGTTGGAGGTGTCCGCAAGCCGGACGTCGAGTTGCCCCTTAATATCGTCCGGGAGCTTGTCGATCGTCGAGCTGACCCGCGTCCTCCGTCGCTCCGCCTTAGACATCGATGCCCGGGTCGTTGATCGTGCCCTCGACGAGATCGACGCCCTTGCGGGTGAGCTTGATGATGGAGTCCTTGCGGTAGGCGTTGTAGGCGTTCACCGATCGGTCGGTGAAGGTCACATAACCCGCCTCCTGCAGATACTCGATCGGCTTTGAAATGTCCGGCGAGTAGATCAGGCCGTCAGCGACGAGGGCGTTTGTGATCTGACGGACGAGCAAGGCGTTCTGACTGCCTTTTGCGAGAGCTCGGACGATGTAGCCCCGGATTGCTTTGTTCTTGCTGACCTCCTGCTCGGTCAGCTCGTCAAGGATTGCCATGAGGTCACTCCTCCTTTCCTTTGGCTTTGCCTCCGTAGAGGATTTGGTCGAGCTTGTCCTCGACCCTGTTCATGACCCGAATGTAGTCCTCCCGCGTCACATAGATCAGTGGGAGGTCTGCCTTCAGGTCGTTGAGGTTCTTGTCCAGTGCCTTGATGTCCTCGGCGTTCCGCTTGTCCGCCTCTTCAAGACTTGTGAGCGTCTTCTTCATAAAGAAGGTGAGCGCACCGACGACGACGGTACACAGCAGCGACGCCGCCGCGCCGATGAGGGCGGTGATCTGAGAGACGTCCATGTTCCGCCTCCCTTACCGTTCCGCTTCGCCTTCGATGAGCGCACTCTCCGGAAGGGTGATGTACGGCTCGTTCTGCTTGATCTCCAGCACAGTGGCCTCGATGTACTTCGTCAGATACTCGTCGAAGCTGCCGAGGTTCTTCGTGATAACCCGCTGCGCCTCCGGCGCGATCGACGCCTTGACCTCATCAAAAACCTGTTTGCCCAGCGCGACCAGCTCCTCGCGGCTTGCCTTGCCGCCCTTGACTGCCTCGCGCAGTGCCTTTGCCGTGGTCTGCTCCATCGCGCTCACCGACAGCGTGGCGAGGTTCTCAACATCCTTCAAGGCGTCGTCCAGCACCTTGCGAGTGGATGCGTCCTCGATCTGCGCGGTCTGCGCTTTCAGCTTGGATGCGCCGAGCCGGATGTAGTAAACTGCGTAGGCTCCGGCGAGGGCCAGTACAGCGAGCGCGACGTTGAGCAGCATCTCAAACGCCGCACTCTGGATGATGTCCATGTTCATGTTTGGTGTCCTCCTTTGAGTATAAAAATAAGACTATGAGCATAGCTCATAGTCTTATTTTACCGTCCCTTTCGGGAACCTTATATGTGTACTACTTCTTAGAAATGTTGTCTTTAGAAGTCAGCGGTTTTTGGCTCGTCGCCGTAGTCGAGAAGGCTCATCTGTCCCTCCAGCTTCCCCTCGCCGCAGAGCTGCCGCACCCATCGCTCCGTTACGCCGTACTTGCGGGCGAGCTCCGGGTGGTTGTAGCCGTTGAACTCCGCTTTAATGTGAGCGTCGCGGACGGGGCGAAGGACACTCTCCGGCTTCTGGAGGTAGATGGTCGAGCCGCCGACGACCGAGCACAGCTTGTAGTAGTTCTCGACGCCGATCGTCTCTGCGATGATGCGGTTGTCGCCGTCAGGAATCATGTCGATCGTCAGTTCCTTTACGAGGTCTTCCATGTCCCGCCCTCCGCGTCCTTACTCGGTCACTTTTGTGAAGAGCTTCCCCAAGATACCGAACATCTCGCCGACCGTCACCTGCTCGCTGAACTTCTGCCGCCAGAACTCGGGGGAGTTGATGACGCCAGCCTCCGTGAGCGTTTCAAGCCCCTCTAACTGATACGCCGGGAACTCCGGCTCCTGCTCCTCCGGCTCGCTCGGTGCGGACGGCTGGGGCACCTCGAACGCCATGATCTGCCCCAGCAGAGCGACGATCTTGCCGCCGTAGCCCTTGCCCGGTACGGCCCAGCCCTTGCCGTTGGGATTGTCGCTTGCGCCCAGCCATTCCACATACTGCGCCGAGCCCCGTGTCACGAGGGAGAAGCGCGGGTCGACGCACCCGTTCACGAGCGCCTCCTTGGAGGCGTATGCCTTCAGGTGCTGGATCTGCGCCCGGACACCCGTGCGCGGGTCGGGGAAGGTCGCCGCCTGTCCTTTGGCGTTGCCGTTCAGCGCCCCGATGCCTGCGTAGTTGTTCTGCGTGGGGAGCACGATGCCGCCGTACTTGAAAAAGCCCGTCTCGTGGAGGCTCTGCGCAAAGGCCACGTCGCCGCGCACGCCCTCGGCCTCGCCCTCTTCGAGGAAGAACTGCGCCAGCTGCTCCAGCGAGCACGCCGGGAGCTGCGGCTCCGCGTTCTTGGATCGGGCGAACAGCGCCATCTGCTGCGCGCTCGCCTTGGCCTTGCCCATGATCTCCGTCTTGCCCGCCTCCGTGGTGGTCGCGCCGCCGTTCAGCTCCGTGAGCTTTGCGGCGACCTTCTGCTTGAACTGCGCCCAATGGGGCAGGATGTACAGCGGGCAGTTCTTCCTCGCGCCCTGCACGATGGAGTCCGGGTGGCCCATCCAGTGGTTGTGCGTGTACAGCTCGTTCACGCTCAAGCCGTGCTTCTTCAGCAGCAGTGCCGCCAGCAGCACACCGTTCTCCTCTGCCTTGAGGTCTTCCTTGCTGCCCGAGCCGTCCATGATGATCTCGATGGAGAGCGTCGTCTCGTTGCCGCCCGTGGCTTTCCGTCCATCGCCAGCGTGCCAGCCCACCTCGTCCTCTCTCAGGTTCTGCCATGCGTTGATGTCGTCGACGTAGTAGTGGACGCGGGCGTCGTTCATGTTGGCGTTGGGCCACGTCGCGCGGGTGTACTGCTCGGCGTCCTCCTCCACATTCTTCAGGTCGTTGGTGTTGTGGATGGTCACGCCCTTGACCTTGCCCGTGCCGCCCGAGAGCAGACGGTCAGCCTTGTACCGTGCGCCCTTCTTGTATGCGCCGGAGTCCTTGGGCCAGACTGCGCCCCACGGGATGATCTTCTCGTTGATGACGAGGCCGTGCTCCGTCCTCGTCGCGTCTGGTGTCAGTTTTGCCATGATGTTAATCCTCCTATAAATTCATGACCGGGTTGTAGACCTTCTCGACATACTCCCCGATGCTGTATTGCTCGCGCCCCTCTGTTTTGAGTTGCTGCATGAACCGATCGGTCTCCACCGCCAGCTTCATCAGCTTCAGGATGCCAACCTGCTCCGATGTCACTTCGTGCAGCTCCGGCCCCACCGTTGCCATGATCGCCTTGCGGAGGTAGAAATCTGCGGTGTAGACATCCATCTCGCTGAACTCATCCCACACCTCCCGGGCGAACTTCTTGCGGTTGAGCCGGGGCTTATCAGGTGGGAGAACGCCGTCCGCTTGGAGCTGCTTCTTGATCGCCGCACGCTCGGCCTTCTCCCGCTGCGTGAGGCGTTTCTTCCCCTTTGGCATTACATATCACCTCCCGCTGCTTCCGTGCCGTCTCCGCCCTCCTGCGGGCCGTAGCCGAGCCTTGCGCGGTAGACATTCACCGCCCGCATGACCTGTGCGGTGGCTGCGTCGCTCGCCAGCTTCTCGCCAAGGCGCTGCCGATCCTGCGCCGTACCCTCCGTGGAAGTTGCGCGAGGGATCTCCGCCATGTCCTCTGCGTGTAGCTCTGTCAGGCGGCGGGCAACATTGGGAGGGAGTTGTTCATAGTAGACCCGCAGGAACACAAGCCCCGTGTCCCTGCAGATGTCCATGCCGCTGCGTATGCTGTCCTGCATCCGCGCTATGCGTTCCAGCGCCGCGAGGATCGCTCGTTCCTCTATCACAGCTCCGCCTCCTTCCGGCGCTGCCGTGCGAGGATTGCCTTGAGCCCTTCGATGACCTTCTCGCATTGCGCCATGTTCAGCCATTCGATGCGGTCGACATGGGCCACGCGCTTGACAAAGCCTTGAATGCGGCGCGGGTCGTCATTCCAGCCCAGCGCCTCGCACAGCGCGTAGATCTTCCGGCGCTGCGCGGTGGTGCGGATGTCGCCGCCCGTGTCCGTGCGCTTGTCCCGCACACTCCGACTCACACTGTCCTTCATGTTCTGCAGCACGCGGGCAACAGTGTTGACCTCGCCCTGCGTCAGCATCTTCATGGACTCCTTGCCTGTCTCGCGGTAGACAACCGCGTGCAGGTCTTCGTCCGTGAGGTGCAGCTCCGGCGACTTCGCGATCGCCCACAGCGTGCGGATGGAGGGCTGTTTGCGCCCAGTCCTTGCTGCTGTCATTCCGTGAGCCCCCTTCCTCAGTTGCCCGCCTTGATCTGCTCCAGCTTGGCGATGTTCACCTCATAGCCGAACACGTCGCTCTGTTTCCACGTTGCGCCCACGGCGTTCACCGTGTCCTCACCGTACTTCTTCAGAGCCTCCTTGCTGACCTTCTCTTCCACCACGATGCAGTCCGTCATCTGGCGGGACTTGAGACGGCGGATGATCTCCTCCAGCTTCTCCTTCGCCCGGGGCAGCGAGACGGATGTGGAGAGCCGGAAGCCTACCTCGCCGAACGTCAGCACCACCGACTTCGTCTTGCCCATCTCGTCCCTGTGGTCGGTGACGAAGCTCTTGATCTCGCGCTCCAGCTTGGCCACATTGTCGTTGAGCGGCTTGCTCTGCTCCTCGGCGACCTTCTGCGCCCCTAAGATTTGCTTCTGCATATCGCTCTGGATCTCGCCCAGCGCGATCTGCGCCTCGGCGATCTGACGGAGGGCGTCGTTCACGTCCTCCCATGAATGGAGGCTCGGGGCCTCGACTACTCGTTTCCTTGCCATGTTTGCGGCTCCTTTCAATTTGTTAATGTTGCGGGCTTTACGCCCGGTAGTCTCGCTTGGTGCGCTTGCCGCGCTCCGGGGTCTCGGCGAACAGGGTCACAAGACCCATCGGCAGCGTCAGGAGGATCGCCGTCGCGTCCCGATCCTCCAGCGTCCCGCCGTAGGCTGCCATCAGGAGCAGCACGCCGGAGAGCAGGATGAGGATCGCTCCGCTGATGCGTTCTATTCTCATATTTGCTGTCCCTCCTCAAAGCATCATCATGGACGACGCCTGTGCTATGGTCTTCACCGTCACCGTCTCCTCGCCCGTCTCCTTGAGGATGCGTCGGACGTTAGAGAGCGTGCGGTCGAGCAGTCGGAAGCACCCGGTCTGCATATTGCACGCCCGCGCTTTCAACTCCACCAGCGCCTCCGGCTCGATCTGGAAGTCCGTGAGATAGCCCTCCACCTCCGAGGGGGAGAGGCCCCGCAGCGAGGCGTAGAAGTCCACCCGGTTCGCCATACGCACGAGGTAGGTCTTGATCTGTGCCTCCAGTTTCGGCTCGCCCGCGATCACAAGACCCACGTCGCTCTGATCGAACACCGCCCGCAGGATCTCCATTTTCTTCTGTGTGTACTTGCTCACCAGCTTGTCCGCCTCGTCGATGATCAGCAGGTAGCCCTTGTTCGTGTTGAAGAACTCCCGGATGCCGTTCACCCTGCGCCAGATCGTGCCGTAGCCGTTTGGGAGCCCGATGCTCCGTTCAATCGCCTCCACAAGGTCGCGGCTGCTCATGGTGTCGTCGCACTCGATGTAGGCCACGCGGGAGAGCTTCGCGTACTGCCGCAGGGCGTAGGTCTTGCCGTAGCCACTGCGGGCGACTACGATGCCGAGGCCAATGTACTCTTGACAGCTCTGGCATACACCGAGCACGGCCTTCGCGTCCCGGCTCTCAAAGAATACGGGCGTCTGCCACGTCTTGCCCTCTGACTTCGCCAACGGCGTCGCCAGGTCGACCGCCTCGCCCGTCTGCCGGGTGAGGAAGTCCGTCAGCTTGCTCTCAAGGTCGTTCGGGTTACTGTCATACTTGCCCGTGAGATACCGGGAGACGGTGGTGCGGCTGTAGCCGATGTCCTTGGCGACCGCCGCGATGCTTGAGTGCTGCGTCTGGATGTAGTTGTTCACGCGCTGCGCGAGGGGGCTGATGTTGGTGTAGATTGTGGTGCGCTCTGCTGCTGTAACTTCCATGATGTACCTCCGTTATTATTCGTTCATCGCTCTCAAAAGAGAGAGCGCCTTGTCGCCTTTGGCGTTGAGGAAGGTGTCGTCCGTGACCTTCTTCCGGCTCGCCTTGCTTGCCTGTTCCGATCGGAACATTCTGTCCTTGGGCAGGGAGACCAGCTTCTGGCTCGGCGTGGCCTTGATGGTCAGGTCGATCATACCCACTGCATCCGAGGGCCTTGCGCCGTCCTCGAGCCGCAGCTCGTAGGGGCGAACTCGCTCCTCCAGATACTCCCTGACCTCTCGCTCGTTTCGTTTCTGATCTCGCAGATGCTTCTCCAGTGCCGCCTGAGAACAATGCGGGCCGAAGGCGAGCAGCTCGGCGGACACCGCCTCACAGATCTTCTTGCCGTCCATGTCGTACACATAGAGCTTGGTGACATCGTCGATGTCCCATTTGATGTTGACTTTCTGATTGACGTAGTAGGCGAGCTCCGTGTCCGTGTAGAGTGTGCCGAACTTGTTGATGCCTTGGTTTGTGACGCGGGCGGTCGCCGCCTTCATCAGCAGCATCGCCGCGTACTCTCGGGGTGGGGCTGCCTTTTCGTAGCGCGGGCCGTTCTCGAACATCTCGATCGGCGTAACCCATTTCTCGCCCGCGTCGCTCAGGCCGCGATGCTTGCGGGTGTGATACTTGGTGTTCTTCCACTCCGTCCAGACTTCGAAGAACTCCTCCATCGTCAGCAGCTCCCCGCGCTCCAGCATCTGGTCGATGTCCTTCTGCCGCTTGGCGTAGGTCTTCGAGCCTGTCAGCGTGCCCGTGTAGCTCTCAAACCACTTGGAGAATTTCGAGCAGACCGTGGAGAAGAAGCGTTCGATCGGTTTGTCCCAAGGCTGATACGGCAGCGAGCGTCCGACCTCTTGGATGCCGATGCTCTGATAGAAGCCGACCGTTTCCGAGTCAAACGCGAAGTCAAGGTCGATTTTGCGGTGCTTGCGGTTCTGTCCGGTCATGGCCTTGGCAGTATAATCCTTGCCGTTGTCGACGTGCAGGATGTGGGGAACGCCGCCCGGATTGCTGTAGATCATTTTGACCAGCGACTCCTTCAGCGTCTGCGAATTGGCGTTGACGCACGCTACATCGCCGATGATAGTACGGGAGCGCATATCCAGCCACGCAACCAGCTTCGGGCGCACGGCCTTGATCTTGCCGTTCGGGGCCGTCCACTGCACCCAAAAGTCGAAGGTGTGCTCGTCGCCAACAACATACTCCATGACTTGAAGGCTCGTCGCGTCGCGCTTGCCCTTCATCATCCGCTTGTTCTTCCACTCCCGTGTCCCATTGGCGGCGAGGAACCGGGCAGACTCCGCACCCCGCTGTCCCATGAGGAACTTGATGTACCGGGCGACGGTCTTGATGGAGGGATACTCCTCCCACTCCCGCCGCTCCGCCTCCAGCTCAAACCGTTCATAGAGCATCTCGATCGTGCCGAGGTTCGCCGCGAACCGCTTGTCGAACCAGATGTTCTCAATGATTGCTTTCTGCTCGTCCGTCAAGCTCGGGAACGTACCCGTCTCCTTTGGCTTCCGGCACAGCGCCAGCGCCCGGAAGTAGTCCCGGCTCTTTCCATCCTCCTTCTCCAGCTTCAGCGCCCATGCGTTCGCCTCCAGCACGTTCTTCATGTATCGGTACAGGCTCTGCGGGCTGATGCCCAACCCCAGCGCATACCTCTCGGCATAGCCCGTGCGGTCAGGGCCGTCATAGTCGATGAAGTCCTGCACCCGCGCCGCCAGCTCTACCGCCTCATAGAAGCGCTTCTTGTTCGCCTCCGTGTACTGGTTCAGGTCGGCGGTGACGTACCACGGCACGGCCTCCTGTGCTCTCTTGTCTATGATGACCTCACTCCCTTCCACCTTCTGCGCGGCTCGCCATGCCTTCCGCGCCTTTGCCGAGAGGGAACTCGTGGAGATTAGCGTCCTGTCTTTACCTCCGCCCTCTTGGGCTTGTGCTTGCGTCCGATATTGTTCAGGATTCCGCTTCATCCTTTGGACGAGCGTGTTGTACTTGATGCCTTCAAAGGTTGCTGCCTCCTCCAGCGTGATGAATACGTCCGGCACTCCGTTCCCTCCCTTCCGTGCGTCATGCCGCGATCGCCCGCTCCGCTTTCTTCGGGTCGAGCGCGAGGGCGGCGATGATCGCCGGGAGGTACTTCTCACCCGAGCGTGTCCCGTTCAGGATGTAGCTCATATACTGTGGGCTTGTGCCCACCGTGGCCGCCAGCTCCGCCCGACTCATGTCCCGGTCAGCCAGCGCCTTCACCACCATCTTCCCGAACGGCGTCAGCCGTTTCTTCGGGCCTCTCATCGCTTGCCCTCCTTTCCCATCGTTCTTAGACTTACTTCCGAATGACCGCCCAGCCCAGCGAGACTGCCACACCTATAAACGCGGTGACGCTCACGGCGGGGACGGGGCAGCGCATCAGCAGCAGCGCCGCCGCGAAGCCCAGCGTCGCGAGGATGATGAGTCCCGCCGTGATGAGGAACACCGCCGCGCTTTGCGCCGTGCGCCCCGCACGCTTTCGCGCCTCCCGCTTCACTTCTCTCTCAAGTAAGTTGAGAACGAGGTCGTAGCTGCGCACGCTCTGCGCCGCTTCAAAGAATTGCTGCTCCATCCCCGGCAGCGCCCGGAACGGGTCGCGGGGGTTGCCCGCCTCCCGCAGCCGCGCTGCCGCGTTCCGCCGTGCGATGACGGTTGCGCCGATCGCGGTCTTGAGGTCTTCTGTGCTGAACATTCTGCTGCTCCTTTCCTTTGCCCTCCTGCTCGTGTATAATTGAGCTGGGCCACTGCCCGGGGAGGGGGTGTTGTCTATGGCTGATGCTACCCTTGATGTCGTCGAGCGTGTACTCGACGAAGTCGACAAGAGCCGCGATGTTGACTGGACTATTCTCGGCGAGCGTCTTCGCTCTGCCATTCTCGACTCTGGCGAGCACGTTGACGCTGGTTTCACCGAGGCTCAGAAAGCGGCGATTGTTGCCGTCTGCCGGGAAACTTATTATGCGACGTCAGTAGTCGCAAGGGCCTACGCCTTCAAGGCCGTCGAGGCTCTTCTGGATCGGATCGGCGAGTGAGCGCTTCTGCTGCGTACTCCATGCGCCCCTCCCTGATCCTCTCCGCCGCCTCTCGGATTGCTTTCACTGGAGGATGGTAGTAGGCGGGAGCATCATCCGGAGCCGTCCGCTTGTCGGGCGGCTCTTTCTCTTTGATTGGCTCGCCCGTCAGCCATGACAGCCAACACGCGCGGCAGCTCACGCCGTCGCAGTGGGCGGGGATGATGGGCGGGCACGGTGCGGAGATGATGTCCGCGATCTCGCCCGCTGTGGCCTCCGGGGCCTTGAGTAGTTCAAGTCCTGTCATGCTGCGCCTCCCGGTACTTCTTCACCGCGTGGTTCATGGTGTAGAGGTGGTTCAACTCTCGGAGCAGCCGCTCATACTCCCGCTGCATCGTCTCCCTCGCGTGGCCCGTCAGCTTGCCCATCTGCCCGTCGACGTCGACCGCCATGCGGAACACATTGCGGTAGATCGTGCAGTCGTTCTCCGGGCACTCGCCGAGAAGCGCCGTCCCGAGCTGGTGGAGCTCCTCCAGCCGATGCGCCGGGATGCGCTCTGTCTCGTGCCGGAAGCCGTTAAACGGCTCGCCGCTGTTCTTGGCGTCATCATCCACCTCTTGAAGCAGTTGCCGGAGATGTTGGACGCTCTCGATCTTGAAGTCTGCGGGTAGCTTCAGCGCCAACCGATCCGCACCCACCTCGGCGATCTGCGCCGCATAGTGCTCGCACTCGTTCTCCTGCAGGATCTGTCCGTCCCGCAGCGCCGCAAGGTAAGCACGCGCCTCATTCCTGCCCAGCAGGACGGTCGCAGCGTCCTCGACGTACCTCATGACCTCAATGTGCTCCCGCAGCACCCGCTCGCTCCTCTCCCGGATGCGCAGGTCTTGTGCCTCCGCGTCCTCGTAGAGCTGTCCCAGCGGGCACTTCGCGCAAATGGCGTCCATCTCCTCCTGCGTGTGTCCGGCCCGGTTCTTGCACCGTTCGTCGCACACGAACGCCAGCAGCTCTTCGGGGTTGCGCGGCATGGGGCCGTCCAACCGTCCCGCGCCGAAGGTGTCCGGGTCGGTGATGACCTCGCTCTCCGGCAGGAAGCCGATCTGATGCAGCGCCATCTTGAAGCCGTAAAGCTCGTGCGCGGCGGTGCGCGGGTCGGTGTCGGGGTAGTGCTTGCTCTTGACCCGCGTGGCAAGGCGGCGCGTCCAGCCCTCGATCAGGGCGGCGGGCTCCACTGTCTCCTCGGTATAGCTCTCATTCGTTTCCACGGCGGCGGTGTAAGTGGGCGGCTCGCCCGTGATATCCTCCTCGGACTCCAGCCCCCGTGCCAGCTCCACGGCCACCTCCAGCGTGTCCGCATCGTCGTACTCCATCGCGCCCCGGTCGATGTCCAGATTGCCCGTGTAGACCTCCGCGTCGATCACGCCGTACTCTCCGAGGGCCGTGCCCTCGTACTCGCGCTTCTCGCGGTCGTTGAACTTGACCACGAGGAAGCCGTTGATCTTCTTGATCTTTCTCATGCTGCCGTCATTCCTTTCTGCCCTGCCATCTTCAGACCGGGTGGGGCAGTTCCCGGTGACGCCCTTCCGGGCGTTTCGGCTTAGTGGTGGGTCGCTTCAAAGTTCTCGATCGCCCAGCGGTTGCCCGTGGCGTACACGGCCCGTCGCGTCCGCTCCTGTGGCGTTTCCCGCCTCGGCATGGCTGCCAGTGCCTCCATCATGCCGCATCTCGGGCAGATGTCCGTCTGGTTGTCCGCTCGCGACAGCGCGGGCGGCTCGTCGTATGCTCGCCCACACAGCGGGCAGATGCGCGGTTGCTCCTTCATGCTGCTGCTCCTTCCTGCAAAGCTCATCCAGCCAGTGGCGGGATGACGCGGATCGTGTCGTGGTACTTGTTCAGAATGATCAGCTCGCCGTTTGCTTTCTGCTTCACGACCAGCCAGTTCTCCGGGGCGAGGCCCGCTTGCCCGAGCCGGATCTTCTGCTTGCGGGTGGGCTTCTTGCCGCGTCTCATGATCTGCCTCCTTTCCTTTTCTCGGCGTTTGTGGTAGAGCAAAAGCGAACGGCGGTCGGCGGAATTAAATCTAAGAGTCGCTTAGGTGTTGGTGGGCTTTAGCAGCCCGCCAGGGTGTCGCCCTTGACCTCGTAACGATTGGGGCCGATGATGACGAAGGCCAGCATATTGGTCGTGCCGTCATGGTTGACCTGATTGATCGCCTCGTCCAGCTTGCCGTTGGTGACGTGGACTTTCTCCATGCTGCCGGTGCCGGCGTCCAACAGGCCGAAGCCGTTGGCCTCCTCCGGGGTATCTCCGACAGTGGTGAGGGCCATCTCGTCGGGGGTGATCTCGTTGCGGCCCGGTTCCAAGTTGAAACCCGCCTCCGCCTCCTTCAAGGCGTCGTTCGTCTCTTCCAGTGTGGCCTCGCCGGTGGTGTACTTGAACAGGATGTCTGCGATGTCGTTCTTCATGTTGTCGTTCTCCTTCTGAAAAACGCCTCCGCCGCTCGCTTTTGCTCTACCGTTCGCCGATTTGCTATTTCATTTTCGGTCGGGGTGTGCTATGATTTACTTGCTTTATACTTAAATCAGATTACATCCCTATTATAGTCTCCGTTTGGCTACTTGTCAAGCGGAAAGTCTCTGAAAATCTACTTTTTGACGGGAGGCATTTTATGTCCGAATTAGTTGATAGAATTGAACAGGCCATAAAGGAAAAGGGCAGCAATTTCAAGCGCGTCGAGCGTGAGTGCGGTCTCGGAAATGGTACTATAAAGCGGTGGGGTGAACAGAGCCCCCGCCTCGACAAGCTCGTCCTTGTCTCCGAATATCTACAAATCTCCTTGGACTATCTCGTCTTCGGGCGTAGCTGTTCGGAGACTGCACAAGAGAATGACCGCAATGCGGCTTTCGAGCACCTCAAGCAAGAACAAGGTCTGACCTGCGACGGTTCGCCGTTGGAGGACGAGGAGGCCGATCTGGTTGCCATGTATCGCCTCTTGCCAGAGGAGCAACAGGAGGACATTTTTGACCTCGTTCATCTCAAATATCGAAAGCACGTCGAACGGAAAAAAGAGTCTATTTACTGGACGTATCACAACGGCAGCTCCGCAACAAAAAGCGGCCCCGCCGAGGACGCTGAAGCCCAAGGTGGAACCGCTTGATTTTTCGTACTGTTTTGATTTAGTTGTAAATCTGTTTTCTGTCACTTTGCTTTTTGAGTGCCAGCCGCCCGAAAACGCCCGAAAACCCTTGAAAATAGGCAATGTGACATAGGTGACGCCGATTTGAAAAAATGTCACATTGCTCGCCGCCTATTTTGGCTCGCTTCGCCGCCCCGCCGCGCACGCCTCGCACGGCCCGCGCACGCCCTCATCCCCGCCGATCCGCGCCGAAAAGCCTCGCTTTCCCGAAAATTCGCACGCTCTAACGCTCCGTTAGCACGCTTGCCCCTCTTGCAATCCGCCGCTGCGTCTGCTACAATAGCAACATGAGCCGCAAAGCTCTCGTCCTCTTGGTCTGCTGCTGTGACTTCCGGGACGGGGCCGAGCGGCTCATGCCATCTAAAAGCCTCGGAAATGCCGTTATACGGGCGTTTCCGGGGCTTTTTCGTATTCTGCGTATGTGTGCGCCTCGCCGCGCCGCCGCCGTTGTGCGGCCTCGTGGGCGTGAAAAAAGCGCCGACCGCCGCCGACGCATCCTCATCTCAAGATTGTTGATAATTCGCGCCGCCGTCCCGCGCCGAAAGTCGCCGTTTCCCGCGTATTTCAAGGGTTTTCCCGCCATCTCCCCCCTCATCCCGCCTTATCCCGCATTTCTCAAATATCCTGTCTCCCCACAGCAAGGTCAAATCATTGCAGCGCCTGTATTTTCTTTATAAACCACGACCTTCAAAATAGTTTACGATTCTTATCAAATATATAAAAGGGGGGAATATCATACCCCATTGTTTTTAGCTCACTAATTCTTTTGTTTTGCTATGCTACCCGTCATAACAGTAAAGGAGGCATCTCTATGAGTAAGAAAGCACTTCGTTCCATCGGTACACTTACCCTGGCTTTTCTCCTGTTAACCACTCTCGCTTTTGCAACATCTGGCCTTAGTGCTTGGTGCATTGTTCCCGCACTTAACGGCAGTGCCAACTCCGAAGACACCGGGGTTAAAGAAACTACAGGCTCCTCTGCTTACCTTTATAGTGCAACTGTAGGCGGTGGTTATGAAGTCGATTGTCGTCAGCGTGATCTGAGCAATAACGTAAGTGGGGCGTGGACCAGAGATATCAGTTCTGTAAACAACGCTGCTTACCTTGAGGGTGTTTCTCGTATGTTTGCAGGTCATGAGGTCTGCTTGCAGTTCTCCAACAACCTTACAACCCCTGTACGGGTTGAGGTTAATGGTTCATGGGATAGCAATTAATTCATAGTCTAACACATTTCTAAAATTTTGCCACAAGTAGTATATTTAAACGGCGGGTAGCATAGCAAAGCTAAATTGAATATATCAAGAGGTAGATTAAATGTTTATTAGGTCATTAAAGATCAACCGATCAATGTTTATTTTATCCGCTACGATCGGATTTGCTCTATCAACCCTGTCTGAATTTCTCATTGCTTCAAACACATCTATAAACCGCCCAATTGAAATCTGGCTTTATTCTCAAGATTTTTTTACTGTTATATATCCTTTTTTGTGCACAATTCCTTTTTGCTGGGAACTTCTCGCTGAACGTAAGGGCGGATTCTTAAGGCAAGTTGTTTCTCGCATCTCCCTTAATAAATATCTCACATACCGCTATCTAGGCGGCCTTATGCTAGTTAATTTGCTCTTTTTCTCACTCTCTCTCGGCAGTGCACTTATAGCAGAAAATGTAATTCCCCTTACACATCCAAGTCCTTATGGTTCAAACCTTCAAATTGAGCTTTTTGGGAACTTACTTGTCAATGCTCCAATAACTTATGCACTTCTTCTCTCCCTCTGGCGAATTCTTCACATTTCGCTCTATTTTAGTTTAGGCTTTGTCCTTTCCTTATTTTGCAAGAATTCATTTATCGCACTTACAGGGCCTTTCATCTATTCCATCATAGAAAACTACATTATGTCCATTCTCGGCATTCCTCAGTATAGCATGACCACATCGTTTTATATCTCAAGGCTCGCTCCTGGCTATGCGGAAGTTTCAGATCTATTCGCTGGCCCTGCCATTCTTGCCTTATTCGTTGTAACTTTCTTTCTTATCAATATCATGAAAGCTCACCGAGGATCTACAAGATGTTTAAATATTGTTTGATAGACACTCGTCAATGCCTTTCTAATCAGTGGATCATCCTCACTGGATTGACATACATCATCAGTAGTATTCCTGATGTCATTTTTTTTAGCAGTTATAGGGGCAGCATTGCCGATTTTATAATTTTGAGTTTTTCCAACCAGTATTACTTTTTACTCATAATCCTTCCATTGCTTTTTCTTTTTCTGCTAAAGATAGATTGGCTGCCATCTTCAACAATACTCTTGCGAAATGCCTCAATTACAACTTATGTTATAGCAAGATTTTCTGCTCTGGTTATTTCTCTTAGCGCAATAATTACATTCCATCTTTCCCTCGCAGCTATAATGGCAGTCGGATCATCAATGGTTAAATCTACCTCTTCTTACACCTCTAGTTATTATAATTCGACCATTTCTCTTTTCAAAGAGCACTTCGTTTCCTCGTCCGCCTCTATTTGTTGGATTATCGTAAATTATTTATTCGGTCTCCTTTTAATTGCCTCTATCATTTGGTTAATCATAGTAAGTACCCCCAGAAAATTTCGTGTTCCGCTCATTGTTCTTCTATACTTTTTCATCTTCTTAGGTGTTCAAAGGTCATCTTCGTGGTATCACCCAGCCCTGTTCATCTTTAATATGATTATTCTCTCAAATGCTCTACCTTATAACCTATTTCCATGGTCTATGCTGATATTTTTACTCACCACAGGTTTGATTATATTCCTTTCATGTACGAGGTGGTGGACTATCTACAGATGGTAAATCAACGTACAATTATAAAGTGGTCTTTTATTTCTCTCCTTAGGAAAGAAAACATTATCAGTGGTCTTGTTTTTCTAATAATATGTATTCTGTGTGTGATATCCATGCCGGTGGTCTCGCTCTCTGAACGTATCGTTCTTTTATTTGACGGTTATAGATATGCCCGGTTTAATCTGTTTGATTTCTCTAGAGTCGTTATCTTGCGTCTATTGCCAATTTATCTCATTGGATTCTCTTTTTCTTCAAGCCTTTCTGTAAATTGTGACTATTTCAAGCTAAGGCTTTATCGCTATTCAATATGGCATAATGCTATAAACTGTGCATTCGCTTCACTGATAGCGATCTTCATTGCACTCCAGCTATTGCTTGCATCTACCTTGCCCTTCTCATCTGGGCAGTCCTCACAAGAAGCGCTCTTTAACGTCTCACCGTTAGTTCTTATTTTAGTTATAATAACTGTCTTCATGGAGCTCTTTGCAGCAACACTCTGTTTCTTCAACAGCTATCTTTGTACAAGTAATAGTGTCCTTTCATTTATACTAATTTTCTTCATCTATCTATTGTTTTCTCTATTTCCCTTTCCTTCTCCACTATTTGGTACATCTCTTTCTGGTAAAATTAAAGCTTCCACTTTATGCACATTTTTCTCTTTCATAACCACAATCACTATATTCGCAGTTCTTATCGTCATTCTTCATTTAGCGGCTATTAAAAATGTCAAAAAATTATTATCGAGGTGATTCTCTAAATGCAGCAAATCTTAGTTGATCACATTTCAAAAAGCTTTGGAGATACTGTTATATTTCGCAATACCAGCCTAACAATTCAAAAAGGGCACGTTGTCGGTATTATCGGAGCAAACGGTTCTGGAAAATCAGTCTTATTCAAAATGATTTCCGGGTTATACCGCCCCGACAGTGGGGAAATATACGTCCGCGGAGAAAGGATTGGAGATCGTTTTGACTTTCCTCCTAATGTTGGTGTTTTTATTGATGCCCCCGGGTTCATACAGATATTTTCAGGGTTTAAAAATCTGAGAATGCTTGCAGACATAAAAGGGACTACTTCTGATGAAGCCATCCGAGATGCAATGAACTTGGTCGGCCTTGAAAGCAGTTGCAAAACTTTGGTCAAAAATTACTCTCTCGGAATGAAGCAAAAACTTGGGATTGCACAAGCCATAATGGAATCTCAAGATATTCTTCTTTTAGATGAACCTTTCAATGCGTTAGATGAGTCTTCGCATCGGCGAATGTGTAATGTGATCAAAGAATTAAAAGATAAGTCAACTACAATTCTTCTTACAAGTCATAACATGGCCGACATTCTTGAGTTGTGTGACGAAATATACCAAATCAAAAATTACACTATCGAACAATGGAATCCGCCGTCTTCTTTAAGCTAATCGCTGACGAACATTCTTCCTGATCCCAATAACTCAAATTAGGCAGGTGCTCCCTGTCATTCTTCTCCCCATTGCGCATACCGGCCGGTACACGGCAGTCTAGTCACATAAGTGCAAGGGCTCGTAGTAGTTAAGGACGATACTTAAAGTGTTAAAGCCGACCTGATTTGACGAAAAAAAGCCGGGCTGTTTTGTCGGATAGCCGGAGTGTTTTGGCTGCATGGCCGAGTTGTTTTGTCATTTTATCGGCTGTTTGATGTGGCAAGCCACATTTCGTCATTTATAAAGGAACAAAACATTAGATTTTTCGTCTATTATCGTGTAAGATATAATAGAACTTGTGTCTATAACGAAAAACGAGGTGGTGTAGTATATGAAAGCACAGTCCAAAACGATAGGAATGGCTATTGGCGTTGTTTTAATAATTGCTATATTTACTGGGGTGGTGTTGAGCAGCCGGGGTCAAGCTATTTCAAGTGAAATTTCGGGAAATTCGGAGGGAGGTGCCGCATTGTCTCTCGCAAACACGGAGGATACAGAAATTATAATAAATGAACTCGCCTCGGAAATTCCCGAAACAGGCTTCTTTGCTTTGGGCCCCGACAACTACCATGAATACACAAAAGAAGAGCTTTTTGATTACTATGGGATTGAATTTGATATTTCAAGTGTTTTCCCCGACATGATTGAGGAGAACACCGGGTCTTATGGCATCTTCAAGTTCAGCGATGGAAGCGATATGCAGGGGCATAATTTCATATGGGCCAACCCTATCGGTAATGAGAAAGTAAGTATAGAAATAATCAAAGACGGAGCACCAAAGTCGGACAATGCCCAAGTAACTAACGATAGTGCGCCATTGGCCTCTACAATTTCGGGAGAAAATGTAAATATATTCCGCTTTGACAGTGACGAGCAAAGTGGATATTATGCTGAGTTCGTCCACAAAAGTCTCGGGTTTACAGTCTATGGGTACAACTTCGATAAAGATGATTTTGTCAGGATTCTATCCTACTTAATTTCTTGTTAATGTGTTGCAAACTTTGCGGAATTTGTGATATAATTACTGAACAAATTATACAAGGAGGCTCGTAAAGATGAAAATCGGAAAGAAGTTCCTCTCGTTACTGATGGGAGTTGCGGTGCTTTTGGTTTCGAGTCTGCCCGCATTTGCAGCGGAGGTTGAGACAACAGACTGTGCTTCTGTCTCTTACGACTATGTTACCGAATTTGATGATGGTGGCAAAGACTATGTTTATATCATCGACGGCGTCAAGAACCATTATCTCGTTCCCCCTGATGATTTCGACCCCTTAACCGCAACGGACGAAGAATTGGACCGTTACTGTTTTCCTGACCGTCCAGAAGCAATGGCGTTATCTGATGCGGCCAACAGTGACTACTCAGATTGGTATTCTCTGATGGCCAACTATACTGGTACTCCAGAACCTGAAATCTCAGTTTCCGTTCAGCCCGTCAATCCTGAGCCGACTGCTCCTGTGACGAGAGCAACATCGGCCACTTCCTATAATTGGTCTGGTTATGTTTCCGACCTTGGCGATTCCAGCTCCAAATTTTATACACAGGCCCAAGTGGACTATACCCAGCCGACTATTAGTGCCATTGAGTCTGGGGCAGTTACCTTAAATTCTTATTGGATTGGCTTTGGTGGTTACAATGGTTCTGAGAAGCTGGTTCAGGCTGGTACAAGTACCTATGGGAAGAGTACACACAAAGCATGGTATGAATATCTGAGCGATACTGGCGAATCTGTTTATATGCAGTATATTGACTCATTAACAGTTAGTGCTGGAGACAGTATTCATGTTTACATCACATTCCAGAAAGCTAACAACAAATTTGAATATTATATTGCAAATAACACGACTGGCAAGAGTGCCAGCGGTTATGTAGAACTTGATGCAAGCAAGCAGTTTGATGGAACTACTGTTGAATGGGTTGTTGAGAGGTGTAAATCTGGTGGTTCGTTGACATCTCTTGGGGACTATGGGACGATGACCATGAAAAATTGCAAAGCTACCTTGAACAGTTCCAATACCTGGCTGAACTTGGGCAATCTTTCCAATCTGTACAAGGTGACTATGATTGGGTATGGAGGAAACACATTGAGTAGCCCTGGAAGTATTAGTTCCGGCACACAATTTACCTGCACCTTCAAGGATTATTCTTAAAGCGATTTTCCCATTAAATATGTGTGTAGGTATTCCCTATCTGCCACTTGGTGGGCTACTGGCCTGCCAAGTGGCTTTTTTAGCGGAATAGCGATTGAGAGCAGAATCTCATATTACAATGAATTGCGGTTGCGGCGCATTTTCATCGTTTGAGATCCTGCTCTCAGATAATGTACAATAACTTGCGCAAATTGAAAATCGCATAAAAGAAGACATAGCTTGCAGGCTCTGGTAGAATGACCAACTACAAAGAGAACATCAGACTTCATAGTCTGGGTCTCAACAAAACGCGCATCGCCGAGAGCTGTGGCTGCGCCCGGAGCACCGTCATCACGGCATTGCACAAGGCTGAAGAAAACGGCCTCTCGTGGAATGCGGTGAAGAACCTTAGCTCTGAGGAAGTGGCCCGTAAGCTGTACCCTGCCGCATCTATGGGGCAGCAGTACAGTATGCCGGACTACGAGTGGGTCCACAAGGAAATGCAGAAGAGCGGCGTCACGCTCAGCCTGCTGTGGGTGGAGTATTGCGAACGGTGCCGCCAAAACGGTGAGCTCCCCTACAAGTCCACGCAGTTCAACAAGTACTACGCCGACTATGTTCACAAAACGAAAGCGACCATGCACCTGGAGCACAAGCCCGGTGAGAACCTCCAGGTGGACTGGGCCGGTCAGACCGCTGGGATTACGGACACGGACACCGGCGAGCGCCTGCCCGCCTATCTCTTTGTAGCAGTGCTTCCGTACAGCGGCTACGCCTATACGGAAGCGTTCCTCGACATGAAGCAGGAAGCATGGATCACAGCTCATGTTCATGCCTACAACTATTTCGGTGGAGTCACCCGAATCCTGACCCCGGACAATCTCAAGACCGGCGTCATCAAGAATACCCGCACGGAGACCGTCCTGAACAAAGCCTACCAGGAAATGGCGGAGCATTACGGCACCGCAATTATCCCCACCCGTCCACGGACACCGAAGGACAAAGCGTTCGTGGAGGGCTCCGTTGGCGTTGTCTCCACTTGGATCCTTGCTGCGCTGCGAAACCGTCAGTTTCTCTCCTTGGATGAACTGAATCGTGCAATCTGGGAAAAGCTGGCTGACTTCAACCACAAGCCGTTTCAGAAGAAAGATGGCAGCAGAGCCTCTGACTTTGAGGAAGAAAAGCTGTTCCCTCTGCCGCTACCGCCAAATCCGTTTGAGCTGGCAGAATGGAAAACGGCCACGGTGCAATATAACTACCACATTTCAGTGGATCGCATGAACTATTCGGACCCATACGAATACATCAAACAGAAAGTGGATGTACGACTCACCGGCTCCGCTGTAGAAATCTATTTCTGCGGTACCAGAGTGGCCTCCCACCTTCGGCTGTATGGCCGCCCCAATCAGTACAGTATGCTTGAGGAGCATATGCCTCCGGAGCACACCGCTTACCTCCAATGGAACAGTAAACGGTTCCTTCGCTGGGCGTCCTCTATTGGCGAAAATACTGCCGCTGTTGTGCGAGTATTCCTTACTGCTCACAAGGTAGAGCAGCAGGGTTACAAATCCTGCATGGCCCTCCTAAAGCTGTCTGACCACTATTCTGTGGTCCGCTTGGAGGACGCCTGTCGAAAAGCTCTGACCTTCACCCCTTCTCATAGCTTGAAAAGTGTACAGGCTATTCTGAAGTCTGAGCAGGACCTGCTTCAGACGGAAGATGTGGATCCAGAACCTGTGCCTCAGAAGGCCCACAGGTTTACCCGTGGTGCTGAGTACTACAGAAGGGGGAAGAAATAATGTTCAGTAACGAAACGATTCGTAAGCTCAGAGAGATTCGCATGGGCGTCATGGCAGAGCAGCTTTCTGTCCAGCTGGAAGACCCGCAGTTCCGGAATGTGCCCTTCGAGGATCGGCTCGCCATGCTGGTGGATGCCGAATGGAGTGCTCGGAAAAGCAACCGGCTCACTGGCCTGATCAAGAAGGTCGGCTATGCAGATACACAGGCCAGCGTGGAGAATATCGAGTAGATTGCCGAACGGCATCTGGACCGGGAGCAGATCCTCCGCTTGGCATCCTGTTCGTACATTCAGGAGGCACGAAATGTGATCATCCTGGGCGCTACCGGTGCTGGAAAGACATTCCTGGCCTGTTCCCTGGGTGTGGCGGACGCCGTTCGGTATCTCCGGCTGCCGGATCTTCTGGTGGAGATCGCTGTAGCCCGGAGGGATGGGACCTATCGGGAATATATGAAGCAGCTGAAAAAGGTGAAGCTGCTCATTCTGGACGAGTGGCTGCTGTACCCGCTGAAGGAGGCAGAAGCCCGGGATGTACTGGAGCTGGTGGAAGCTCGGAACAAGGTGGCGTCCACCATCTTCAGCTCCCAGTATGACACCAGTGAGTGGCATGAAAATCTGTATGATCCAACTCTGGCGGACGCAATCTGCGACCGGATCATCTACAACGCGTACACGGTTCAGATCGAGGGCGAGTCAATGCGCAAGCGCATGGGTATGACAGAGTAATTTCCCCGGCGGCCGGGTGCACCATGTGCCCGGCCGCTGTGCACCATTTGGGCGGTGTCCGTAGACCGGCGTGGTGGTGCACGCACCACGGCCTCGGTGTAGGACCAGCGGAAAGGGTGTCCGTTTTCAGCGGTCAGGGTGTCGGACGGCTAACGGTCAGGGTGTAGTTTTCGGCCGGCATATTCAGAAGGACGCGCTCGCAAAGACTGCCGCTGTCATAGTTTTCTGCATCGCGATCCTTTGAACCCCGGATTTCCCGAATTGTCTCTTTGAGATTCGTACTCGGGCGTGTTGTATACTCGAAGATGAGATCGTCCAGTTCGTCATCATCTACTGCTTCTGGGTGATACACTTCGGGCATCTCCTGTTTGCGGAACCCTTTGCAAACTCGCTCGATGATTCCTCGAATGCGCTCAGACTTTTTCGACAAGCTGAGGGAACCGTCAGGGTTCCCTTTCGCGTTCAAT